GCTGCTCGGCATCCCTGTGCTGGTTGATGCCAACGTGCCGACCAACCTCGGCGCCTCAACCAATGAGGATCGGATCATCGTCTGCTACTCGCCCGACCTGTGCCTCTGGGAGCAGACCGGCTCACCGATGCAGCTTCGATTTGAGCAGACCCTCGGCGGTCAGCTCACGATCAAGCTCGTGGCCTTTGGCTACTCAGCGTTTACCGCTGGGAAATACCCCGCTGGCGTGAGTGTGGTGTCCGGAACCGGACTTGCCACACCGAGCTTCTGATAGCTCACCGCTGACCTAGTCAGCGCCACGGAGTAGAGAGCGACGGCGCAGCCCGTCTCCCACCGGCTAGATGCCCTTCCCCCTCGTCGGGGCGTCGCCATAGACGGCAGCGCGCCGTCGCTCTCTCCACCACCTACCGAAAGGAGTCCGCTATGGACTTTGACAAGCTCTCAGCAGCACAGTGCGACGCGCTCAATGGCGCCGAGCGTGAGGCGTGGTACGCCTGGCGCAACGGCGACACCGCACGCGCGACCGCAATCCTCAACGCCTACGGCATCGAGACCGCCGCAGCGCCACGTCCGGCGCGCCGCTCTGCCAAGACTGACGCCGCCGAGTCGTGACCGACTACGTCGCCGCCGCCACGCTCAAGGCGTACATGGGCCTCACCGTGACGGCGAACGACCCGCAGGTCGCCGCAGCGATCACCTCGGCCAGTCGTGAGATTGACGGCCACTGTCGCCGCCGGTTCTATGCCGACGCTGCGACAAGCACGCGCGTCTACCGTCGCTCCACCGAGCACACCGTCGCCATTGACGACGCAGTCGTTGGCACGATCTCGCTCGTCGAGCTGGACACCGGGCAAGATGGAACCTGGGCCTACGACCTCGGCGCCACCGAGTGGCTTGCCGAGCCGCTGAACGGCATTGGCGCTAACGGCATGGCGTGGCCGGTGACTCGTCTGCGCACCCTCGGCAGCCTCACCATTCCGAACGACATCACCTCGGCGCGGCCATGCGTGCGAGTGACTGCCCGCTGGGGCTGGCCCGCCATTCCCGAGCCGGTCACGCAGGCCGCACTCATCCTCGCCGCCGAGACCTACAAACTCCGAGAGGCGCCCTTCGGCGTTGCCGGTTTCGATCAGTACGGCGCGGTGCGAATCAAGAGCCTGCCGCAGGTCGAGCGCCTGCTGGCGCCGTTCACTCTTTATGAGACGTCACTCGCATGACCTCGCTCGCTGACATTCGCCAGGGCCTCGCTGCGAACCTGCAGGCGCTGCCCGGAGTTGAGGTGTACGAGCGCGAGGGCGGCCTAGCGAACGTGCCCTGCGCCGTCATCGTGACGCCGTCCATCGACTACCACCAGAGCTTCAGCAGCGCCGGACTTGTGCGCTACGAGTTCCGCATCATGGTGCTCGTGCAGTCGGCCGACTCAGAGCAGAGCGGCATCGACCTGGACACCTACGCCGACCCCGGCTCGCCCACATCAGTGCGCGCAGCGGTCGAATCCGATCGCACTCTCGGCGGCATCGCCGACGATCTCATCTGCACATCGTTTCGCCCGCTCTCCTCTGAAGAGGTCAGCGGCATCGGCTATTGGGGCGGCGAGTTCACCGTCACCGTCTACGCCCGACCATAGGAGTTCTGCGTGCCCATCCTTCGCGATTGCGTCATCTACTACGGCGGCGTAGACCTCACCGCCACCGCTAACGAGTTCAGCGTTGATTCATCGTTTGCCGATCTTGACGTGACCACGTTCGGCAGCTCTGGAAACCACGAACGCATCGCAGGCATTGAGGACGCCACCGCCAGCGTGATGACGTTCGGCGACCCGGCGATCGTTGAGCCTGCGCTCAGCACAAAGACCGGCACCGTTGAGCTGCTCACCGCCGTGCAGTTCCCGACCGGCGGCACCGCCACTGCTGGCGATCGCGTCTATGCGTTGCGCGGCCTGCTCACCTCAACAAAGCAGCCCCTCAAGGTCGGCGACGTTTCCAAGCTTGACGCCACAATGCCCGAAGCGCAGGCCGAGGGCCTGCTGGCCGGAACGCTTTTGGCCCCTAAGCAAACAGTCTCAGCGGGAACTCCGACTAGCGCGCTTTTCAATCTTGGGCCAGTGGCCGCCGGTCAAAGCGTCTATTTCGGCGTGCACGTCTTTTCAATAACCGGCGACAGGTCGCCGACGTTCAATTGCCAGCGAAACCCGACAACACCCGGCACTGCTGGTGCTTACACCACGTCAGTAAGCCTCTCACGCAGCACGACCGGCGGTTCGTTTGGTTCGTCCGCCACCGTAACCACTGACGCTTACTGGCGCGTCGCTTGTGCCTTGGGAGGCACGACCGGCTCGGTCACATACGCCGCATTCGTCGCCATTCAGTAACCCACCCCCAAACACCTACACAGGAGGTCAGCCCGTGGCTGCTTTCGTAATCACCAACCCCGTCATCGTCGTGAACGGCGTAGACCTCTCCGATCATGTCACCAGCGTGAGCCTCGACGACTCGGTCGCTGACATTGACACGACCAACTTCGGCACCTCGGGAAACCACACGCGCGTCGGCGGCCTGAAGGATGGCAGCATCACAATCGAGGCGCAGAACGATTTTGCCGCCTCATCCGTCGACGCCACCATCTGGGCAGCTCGCGGCACGCTTGTGACCGTCACCGTCAAGGCGACCAGCGCCGCAACCTCGGCCACTAATCCGGTCTACTCGGCGAGCTACCTCGTGAACCAATACAAGCTCGGCGGCAAGGTCGGCGATCTCAGCATGGTCTCGGTCACTTGGCCGCGCTCGGGCGCACTGACTCGCGCCACCTCCTGAGTCGTGGCGGCCGTTGATGGTCTGAGCCATCTCCTCAAAAGCGCCGCCAACTTCGAGAAGACGATGCACGACGCCGAGATGAAGGCAGCCGACAAGGTCGCCTACCAAGTCAAGCTCGCGTGGCTCGGCAACATGTCCGGCCACGGCCTCACGCCTGCGCAGAAAGTCAAGCGCAGAAAGTGGAACGTGCGAGATAGAACTTGGTCAAACTACCGCGGCAGTGTGGCGGCAGTCGTCTGGTTCGTCGGCGCCTTGCATCTCGTCTTCATGCCAACAAAGGCGCACGTCATCGGCGCGCAGTTGCTCGGCTATCGCTCCACGTTCAAGCGTCGAGCAAAAGAGCTCGGCACGCTCCAGGCGTTCGGCGGTAACGCTCGGGGCACCTTCGGCACGCTGAAGCTGACCACGGTCACCCGCTCCGGAAAAGTCAACCAACGCAAAGGCGCGCAGGCGCTCGCTATCCCCGGCGTCGGCTGGCGGCCGTATGCGTTCCATCCAGGCACGCCTGGCGAGCGCACCGTCTGGGAAGAGCAGAAGGCGATCGCCCGACGCATCGCTCCGAACGGTTTCGGACCCGCAAGGCAAGAGGCACTAATCGCCGCAGGTTTCGGCCAGGCGGCAGGACTAGGGAAGGCAATAGCCAAGTGACGCAGCAGACGAGGAAAAAAGACACGGCGCAGGACATCGCGCAGCGCATCGCCGCAGGAGATTACGACGGCGACCTGATGCCAGTCCTGGAGGCAATCCAGGGCCGGTTCGCGTCAAGCGCCACCGGCATGCGCTGGCAGCTCAAGCTCGGCGACCTGTTCGTCACCGAGGACGACCTCACACTGAACGAGGCCTACGCCATCGAAAAAGCGGCAGCGTGCAACTGGGCCGAAATAGACCCGGTGCGCTCTGCCAATCACTGCCGCGCAGTCGTCGGCGTCTGCCTTGAGTCTCGCCTCAACCTCAGCCACGCCGAGGTTGAGGCGCGCCTCGGCGCGCTCACTGTCTCCGAGCTGGTCGACGCGATCAGCCGCACCGAGGTGACGCCGGTCCCTTTGGACTAGGCGCCCTAGACGACTACCTGCGCGAGTTCGCCGCCGCCATGCACTGGCCGCCGGACGTGACTCGCCGTCAGCGCATGGGCGACCTGGCGCTACTACTCCGACCGAAGGGCTAACGCTATGGCGCTCAGTGAAAAACTGATGATCCTCATCACCGGCGACGCCTCGGGCGCCATCTCGGAGATGAAGAAACTCGCAGGCGAAACCGAAAAGAACCTCGGCAAGGCAGGCGGCGACGTCTCCAAGTTTTCGCAGAACGCTACGAAAATCGGCGCGGGCATGGTGGCCGTCGGCACCGGGCTGCTGGCGACGGCGATCTCGGCAGCCTCAACGACTACGGATCTCGGGCGCGAGGTCATGAAGCTGCAGCGCTATACCGGCATGAACGCAGAGAGTGCATCCAAGCTCGCCTACGCCGCCAAGATGTCCGGCGTCGGCGTCGACGATCTCGCCGTCGGCATCGGCAAGCTTTCTAAGACGATGGCGAACACGCCCGAGAAGCTCGGCAAGTTTGGCGTGGAGGCGAAGACGAGCGACGGCAACCTGCGCAAAATGTCCGATGTGCTTGGCGACGTCGCCGACCGGTTCCGGAAAATGGGACCGGGCACCGAGTCCACGGCCGCAGCGCTTGACCTGTTCGGGCGTTCCGGTGCCAACCTGCTGCCGTTCCTGTTCAAGGGGAGAGACGGAATCAAGGAGCTAAGCGACGAGGCCGACAAGATGGGCCTAGTCCTCAGCCAGGACAACGTCGACGCCGTAAAGAAAAACATCGTGGCGCAGCGCGAACTCTCCGCCGCCGTCAACGGCGCAAAAGTGCAAATCGGCAACCAAATGCTGCCGATTCTGACCAAGTTCACCGAGCTGCTTACAGGTATCCCCGGACCCGTGCGCGACATCATCGGCCCGATCGTCGTGGTGGGCGGCGTTGTGCTTGTCACTGGCGGCGCTTTTCTGCTCATGGCTGGACAGGTGCAGAAAGCGAAGACCGCCTATATCGAAATGGGCGCGACCGCGCAGATGACCACAAAGCTGCTCGGCATTGCGTCGCTGGCGGTTTCCGCTGGCGTAGCCATCTGGAGCATCTACGAGCAGGGCGTGAGCAGTGCAAAAACCGCCGCCGATAAACTCAACGACGCCAGATTCGGAACCGCAGCAGCGCAAGGCATCGGAGCGCTAAGCACTTCAATCTCGCAACTTAGCTCCGAAGCTTCAGCACTCAAGGAAAAAGGCGACGGCTGGTCTCACTTCTCATGGTTCTGGGAGCGAGACGACGCCGACGGCGCTCGCCAGTCGGCAGAGGCCACAGCTGAGGCCATGCAACTGATGATCGACCAAGCCCTTGCCCTTGCCGATGCCACCGGCATAAGTGCAGATCAAGCGCTTGCGTGGCTCAACAAGCAGCGCGAAGGTGGGACCGTTTTCCCGACCGTCGCTGCGGCACTTGGCGCCTACACCGGCAAGATTGACGAAAACACCGTCAGCGCTGAAGAAGCAAAAACAGCGCAAGAAGGTTTTGAAAAATCAATCAAAAACGCGAGCGATGCGCTGCGCGCGAGCGTTGACCCTTACTTCGCAGTAACCAAGGGCCGACGCGATCTTGACGAGGCGACCAAGGCGCTGCGCGAGGCAGAGCAGGGCCACGCCGCCGACTCGCCCGAGGTGCAGAGCGCTTTAGAGGCGCAGATCGACGCAGGGCTGGGGCTGGTTGACGCTCTCGGGAAAGTCGGCGTAGCTCATCAGAACGCTGGCACCGACGCTAAAGCATTCGAGGGCGCGCTTGACTCGCTGCGCATCTTGGGGATCAACCCGTCAACCGAGGCCGGGCGCGTGATGATCGAACGCATCACCGGCATCCAGACCACCGCTGACGATGTCACGAAGTGGCTGCAGGCGCACCCGTTCGGCGTGCGCACAGATGACGAAGAGCTGAAAGCAACTATCGAACGTTTCCGCGTTCTGCAGGGGCTGATGATCGCCACCGGCCAAGGCGGCGAAGGTTCGTCGCCGTTCCTGCGCACGCACCATCGTGACGAAAACGGAAACTGGATACCTAATGCAGCCTCCGGCGGCTACCTGCCCGCAGGTCGCCCGACGCTTGTCGGCGAGATGGGGCCGGAGCTTTTCGTGCCGTCAAGCAGCGGCACTGTGATGACCTCGCTCAGCACCAGCCACGCCATGCAAGGCGGCGCAGGCGGTGGCGTGAACATTGAGCACCTGAGCATCGCCCTGCCGAACGTCACCAACGGCGACCAGCTCGTTGACGAGCTGCAGCGCTACATCCGCAGGAACGGCCCGCTACCGCTCGCGGTGGCCTGATGGGCACGACAGGCTGGGGCGGGAGCGTGACGCTCTACGTCGAGGCCGACTTCACTCAGACGATCTCCGAAACCTCGGGCGCACCGGTCGCCGGAACCTCAACACAGTGGGGCAGCGCCACCTGGGCGACGAGCTACTGGCAGCCGCCGATCACGACAACCTGGACCGACATCACCGCCGACGTGCGCAGCGTCTCCACCTCGGCAGCATTCAGCCGCCAGACAAACCGCTACAACACTGCGAGCGCTTCGGTCGTGCTGGACAATCGCAGCGGCAACTACTCGCCGACAAACACCGACGGCGACAACTACCAGAAGATCGGCATCCTGCGCCCGATGCGCATTCGCGCCCGGTACACGAACGCCGCCGGAATCACGACCGGCTGGAAACTGTTCACCGGGCTGATCCAGTCATGGTCGGAAAACTTCGCCCAATACGGCAAGGACTCCACCGTCAGCGTTGAGCTGGTCGGCAACGACTCGCAGCTCGCAGCGATCACCAATCTGGCGCGCTCACCGCAGGGCGCAGGCGAGACCGCAGGCGCACGTATTCGGCGCATCTTGACCGACGCCGACTGGCGCTGGCCGATGATCCTTGACGACGGCGAAACCACGATGCAAGCGACGACGCTAGAGGGATCGCCGCAGAGCCTCATCGCCCTGACCGCCGACAGCGAGGGCGGCGCCTTCTACTGCGCTCCCGACGGCTCGGCCCGCTTCGATGGCTTTAACTCGCAGGTAGAAAAGGACGGCCGAGTCATACCGGCGCTGCACTTCTCCGACGCCCCGACCGACTCGTCGACACTCACCTACGCCGATATCTCGCTGAGCTACAACGGCGACCTGGTGCGGAACCTCATCACCTACCAGCGCACCGGCGGCGACGAGCAGCAAGTCGCCGCAGCCGCATCGCAGCAGCTCTACGGCACTCGTGCCGAGAGTCGTAGCGACCTCATCAGCGAGAGCGACGCCGACGTGCTCATGCTCGCCAGGCGTGACCTAGCGATCCTGAAAGACCCCGAGCATCGCGTCGAGTCCGTGCGGCTCAACCCGCTGGACCCGAACAACGCCGACGGCCGACTCTGGAATGCGCTCGCCACAAGCTCTATCGCCCTGCGGCTCGGGGCGCTGGTTGAATACACGCCGCAGAATCAGACGACGATCAGCCGCTACGTCTTTATCGAGGGCATATCGCACGCGATCACGGCCGACCGCTGGACGACCTCGCTCACGTTCTCAAGCGCTACCGCCTACCGCCCGCAAGCCTTCTCCCGGTGGGACGAGGGCACATGGGGCGACGTCACCTGGACATGGTGAGCCTCGGCTCGCCCACGATGAAAGGAGCCGACTATGGCTCAGCGGCCTGACCTACCCGTTGACGGTACGACGATCACGAGCGCATGGGGCACCACCGTGCGCGAGCAGATCGTGACCCCGTTCTCTAACGCAACCGACCGATCAAGCGAGATCCCGAGCACGGGCACAAGTGCGCGCGTAGCGGGCATGGTCTCGACCCTGACCGCGAGCGACGCGACGAACGGCCTCTACGTCTACAACGGCGCGAGCTGGCGGGCGCCGTGGAATCTTCCGTGGGGCAACGTCGCCACCTCGGGCCTGCCTAGTTCGTTCAGCTTTACGGCAACTGCTGGCTACTCGGGCAATTTCACCTGGACGAGCGTCAATAACCGGAACTACCTCGTCACCTTCGGCGGCGAGTTCAATAACGGCACCGCCCTGGGCGTCATGGATACCGCAGCGATTTACACGAACGCATCGCCACCGGTCGCCGTGAGCTACGCAGGCATTCGGGCCACCTTTGAGTCGGCCACCGGCATGAGCACGAACAGCCAGGAGACCCGCAGCACTGCGTTCGTCTTCACCGCCACGAGCAGCGGCACGCTCACATGGAAGTTCGGCGCCATCGGGAACGCCGCAGGTAGCCAGACGTTCATCCCGAACCTGCTCAGCATCGTGGACATCGGCCCCGCTGGCGCTCCTGTCTGATGAACCTTGACGCCATCCCATACGTCGCCGCCCGCAATCAGTCGCCCGCCTCGGGCGCTCCTCGCCTGATCGTCATCCATTCGATGGAGTGCCCGGTGGAAACCGGCAGGGCCAGCAGTGTGGCGCAGTGGTTCGCAGGGCCGACCTCGCCGCAGGCATCTGCGCATTACATGATTGACCCTGCCGAGGTTTACTGCGGCGTCAGGCCGCCCGCCGAGGCGTGGCACGTCGGCAACGCCAACCGCTACGCAGGCGGCGCGTCGATCGGCATCGAGCAGACCGGCTACGCCTATTCAACCGACTGGTGGGAGCCGATCGCGCTCCAGCAGCTCGACCTACTCGTGAACCTCGTCGGCTCGCTCTGCGACCGTTACGGAATACCGCGCCGCTGGCTCGGCGTCGCCGAGCTGCGAGCAGGCGAGGCGGGCATCTCAACGCACGGCCTCTGCACCGCCGCAGGCATCGGCACCGACCACACCGACCCCGGCCCCAACTGGCCCGCCGATGAGTTCATGCGTCGCCTATCCGGCGGCCCTACCCCGCAACCGTCCGAGGAGGACACGATGAACGTATGGCTCATGCGCGCCAACAACTCGCCCGACGTCTGGGTCGTGCAGGCGAACCTCTCCGGCCGCTGGCACTTGCCGACGCCGAGCCTCGTCGCTTCGATCGACTACGTCATCAGCCAAGGCGGCGGCCGAGTCCTCACCCCGCCCGCTGATACGCAGCCCGATCAGCTCGGGCCGTGCCAGGTGTGGAAGGTCTCGCCGGACTTCCTGCGCGCGATCCCGATTACGAAGTAACGGCATGCTCGCCGTCATTGAGTGGACCCCGATCCTTGCAGCGCTGACCGCCGGACTGCTCGCACTGGCGGGCACTGTCTGGCAGAGCCGCAAGACTCGCAGCCTCAACACCGCCGAGCATGGCGAGAACGCCGCCAAGCTTGAGCGCATTGAGGGCAAGATCGACCGCACCGCCGACGAGGTCGGCAGGGTCGGCAGCCGCCTAGATCGACACATTGCCGAGCAGGCTCCGCACCGGCGCCACTGGTTCCGATGAGTTTCGCCGACGAGGTGCGCCAGGTAAAGGGCCGAGGCGCTGGCGTCATCTGCACCGTGGCCTCGGTGCTGGCGCAGCTTGACGACGATCTGCGTGCCGAGGTCGTCGCCGCCATCAGCAGCCCGGCTTACACATCTGCCGCAATTGCCCGAGCGCTCAAGGCGCGAGGCGTTGAGGTTTCTGAGTGGTCCATGAGCAGACACCGGCGGGAGGCCTGCCAATGTTCTCGGACGAGGTAGAGGCCGCAGAGTCACGACGTCACCCGTCGGGCTGGGAGCCGGGCATCGCGTGGACCGGCGACTCAGGCACGATTACTACGGCGCCGCTGGAGGCCGAGCCGACGAGCGGCGTCTGGCATGAACTCGTCGCCGATTGGGGACTAGACCCGGCTACGACCGAGGTCGTGCCCGGCAGCATTCAGGTGCGGGCATGGGATACCCACGACGGCCGACGCCTCAAGTATTACCGAGCGGCACTGCGGGCCAAGAGCAACACCGGCGAGCGTGCCGATATTGACGCACTCTGCGCCATCGCCATGCGCCGCCGGTCAATTGTCGCCCCGGTCGTCACCGGCGAGCGTGCTCTACTTGTGGCGCTTTCCGACTGGCAGCTCGGCAAAGGCGAAGGCGGCGGCAGCGCCGCTACGACGACTCGCATCTGCGCAGCGATTGACGCCCTGCCCGCACGCCTACGCGAACTCAAGCGCTCCGGCCGAGAGATCAGCGCCGTCTACCTCGTCGGCCTCGGCGACCTCGTCGAGCAGTGCAGCGGGCACTACCCCGCCCAAGCTTTCACGACCGACCTTGACCGACGCGAGCAGCTCCGCCTCGCCCGCCGACTCATCCTGCGAGCGGTTGACACCGTGGCGCCGCTCGTGCCCCGAGTGGTACTGGCGGCAGTGCCAGGTAATCACGGCGAGAACCGCAACGGCTCCGGCAAGGCGTACACGCGCACGACCGATAACGACGACCTCGCGGTCGTTGAGCAGGTCGCCGAGGTGCTCGCCGCTAACCCTGCCCGATATACCCATGTCTCCACCGTGCTCGCCGACTCGGCCACGCTCGTGCTCGACGTCGCAGGCACGCCGTGCGCGTTTGCTCATGGTCACGTTCGCAGCGGCGGCGGCCACCCTGCGCAGCGGGCAGAGAACTGGTGGCGAGGTCAGGTCATGGGCCGCCAGCCAGTCGCTGACGCCTCGCTGCTGCTCTCGGGCCACTATCACCACCTGATCGTCAGCGAGGCCACCGGCCGCACGTTCGTGCAGGTGCCTGCGATGGACGGCGGCTCGGAGTGGTTCACGGCCACGACCGGCCAACACTCCCCGCCCGGAATGCTCACGCTCGGCGTCGGCACCGCCTACGGCCCTCGCGGCTGGGGCGACCTCGCCGTGCTCAACTAACGAAAGGCGCCGCCATGTCATCACCGGCGAACTACCTACTGAACCTGCGCACCGGCGACACCGAGACAGTCAGCGTCACGCTGCAGGACTCAGCAGGCGCCCCGATCAACATCAGCGGTCGCACTTACACCGCGCAGGTGCGAGCCACTGCCGACTCGTCAACCGTGCTCGCGACGTTCTCCTGCTCGATCACGAACGCAGCCGCTGGCACCTTCGCCTGCACACTGTCAGCCGCGACGACCTCGGCGCTCACTCCTGGCGGCGGCGTCTGGGATCTCGCCGAAACGAACGGCGCCACCGTGACCCGCCTGCTCGGCGGCTCGGTCATCATTGAGAAAGGCGTCACCCGATGAGCGTCTCTATCACTCTGAACTACTCCGACGACCGCATCGTCGCCGTCGGCGTGTCGGGGCCTGCTGGCCCTGCGAACTCGCTTAGCGTCAGCGGCACCACGACGGGTGCCGCTGGCACTTCGGCGTCGGTAGTGGTCTCCGGCACGGCGCCGTCGCAGTCGCTGGCGTTTACGATCCCACGCGGAAACACTGGCGACGCTGGCCCAGCGAACACTCTCGCCATTGGCACCGTGTCCACGGTCGCCGCTGGCGGTTCAGCGACCGCGTCGGTCACCGGCACCGCACCAAACCAGACGCTCAACCTCGGTCTGCCGACCGGTGCGACAGGATCACCAAACACTCTCGCCATCGGCACCGTTTCTACGGTCGCCGCTGGCGGCTCGGCCACCGCAA